GGGAAGTTGCGCGCATCGAGGTACTGCGCCAGCGTGTCACGGATCGTCACCTTCGCCCTGAACAGGTCATCATAAGCGAGGCAAAGCGCGGTGACTGAAGCATCAATATTTGCCACTGTCAGCTTAGGCTGGGCGCTGCTGCCGTCGGTAGAGGCTTCAATGCCTTCTATCTGGCACGGCCAGGCGGAATATTCCTCGCCCTGCCACCAGATGGATTTGGCTGGCAGCTTGCTTTCATCGCCACCCGCAGCGGCAATTTCGTCGGCGGTGTGCGGCAGGTTGTAGGCATGGAAGCGCAGCACGTCGGGCATGTCGAAAGACTCGCCGCTCACCTCAAACAGCCGGATCGTGTTGCCCGGCTCCAGTTGCTGATAGTCACGGTAAAGTTTTACGGGGCGGTTGGTCGTGCTCATGGTGCGTATGCCTGCTTAAAGGTGGCGTTAATGGTCATCACATTGCTGGAAAGCGGCGTCGAACGGATGGATTCAGGATCAACGCGCCAGAGACTGGTTTCGTCGTTCGGTGCCGTCCAGATGAAGGATTTCGCGACGTGACGGCGCACAAAAGCCAGCACGGCCAGCATCTCGCTCCGGGTGCCGGTCATCACGACAGGCCAGCTCTGAAACTCCGGGTTGATGCCGTCGGCGGCTACCTGTTCGTAACCGTCACCAAATTTCGCGCGGCGTACAGTGGCGGTGTATTCGCCCTGCATTCCCGACTGGATCTGCGTCGGCCAGCTGAAGGTTTCTATTGCCATTCAGTTTCCTCCGGGCAACAAAAAACCGCCTTTAGGCGGTTTGTGTCTCATAAGGTTTTCTAATGCAGTGATTAATGGTCACGCCAGCTTTTTTGAATAATATTTTTTGAAATCCTCCTGAATCTTGCTTGGCAACTGGCTTATCAACTCAGCAACATCATCTTGATATTTTCTACTGATGTTTATCGGATGCATTTCTGGATTTGCTTTTTTTAAACGAGCTATCAACAAGTCAACGGAATTTTTGTTAAAGATTAACTCATCACCTTTGCGAATAAAAAAATCATCGAAAGGCATATCTGTAGGTTTGAAATTGGTATCGCGCTGCTTATTGAGAGCATGTTCAATATCGCTACCACAGTGTTTGCACTTAACAGCCTCTGGCTTTACCAGTTCCGCACAGAATGGGCATTTTACCAATGGGCCTGAATCATCCTTTCTGTTGCCAAATATAGCCATCAGAAGCCCACAAAGAGCGATAAAGGCACCAATGATAATGTGATTCTGACGCGCCGCCATCAGACCAATGTTGTTTACCCTGGTGCCATATCCAGTCTCAACGCTAACATCCATGTTCAGGGCCACAACTGCCCATAGCACACCAACCAGCAACACCATCCAACCAAGATACTTCATGCATTTCCCTCAGC